AAACTGACCCCAAATGCCATCTTCAATTTTACAGAAGATGAGTACCCAGTAGCATTGAAGTTATTCATTGGAGGACAGATAAGTATAGAGACACTTCGAATCATAGACGATCGTCACCCAATTATTGAGCCATGGTCTTCAAACACCACCGTGCAAAATATCTGGAGCAGCGAACTGTTGCGAGTTAAAAAGTTGACAGGATTCGTCAAGTACGATAAAATTAAGATGAAAATGATTTTTACACACTTCATGGAAGAAATTGTAGAGTAATACGATGGGCAAGACTTACACTCAATCGAAACGATTCGATGACGAATTTGGTGGGCGTTCAGGGAAACCTGCCAAGCATGCTAGCGGTAAAAAAACTGGTGGTATGAGAACGCTAAATAGTTATGTTGAAGAAGATTATGATATCAACGACGAAGATTTCGACGATGAGTTTGAACTAGATGATCAGATTTCAATACAACACAATACTAATACAAAGTAAATACTAAGGAAAATATATGGATATCCAAAAACTACGTGCTATGCGCAACTCTGACTTCGGTGCTATCTCTAGCGCATTCGAGAAAGTCGCAAATCCCCAAACTGAAACCAAGTCATACAACGACGATCGCTACTGGCGTCTCGAAGGTGACAAAGCTGGCAATGGTACTGCCACTTTGCGTTTCCTCCCACGTGTAGAAGGTGATGAACTCCCATGGGTTCGTATTTTCTCTCACGGTTTCCAAGGTCCAACTGGTAAATGGTACATCGAAAACTCTCTGACCACTCTTGGTGAGAATGACCCTGTCGGTGAACTGAATACTCAGCTGTGGAACTCTGGTTCTGAAGCCAACAAAGAAATTGCACGTAAGCAAAAGCGTAAGCTGAGTTTCACTGCAAACGTCTTGGTTGTGTCTGATCCAAAACACCCAGAAAACGAAGGTAAAGTCTTCTTGTTCAAGTTTGGTAAAAAGATCTTTGACAAGATTATGGACAAAGCACGTCCTACTTTCGAGGACGAGAAGCCAGTGAACGTGTTTGATTTGTGGGAAGGTGCCAACTTCAAGATGCGTATGCGTAAGAAGGATGGTTACGCTAACTATGACGAATCTGCTTTCATGGAGCCTTCTGCCGTTTCTGACGACGAAGACACTCTGTTGAAGATTGTCAATAGCCAGCACAAGCTGTCTGAATTCACAGACCGTAAGAACTTCAAGTCTTACGACGAGTTGAAGAAGAAGCTGAACGAAGTTTTGTCTGGTGATTCTTTTGCGCCTAAGAGTGCAGCTGAAATTGCTGATGAACCACGTTCTGCACCAGCACCTGCTTTTACTACTAAAGCAGCACCATCACCAAAGTCTACTGTCTCTAACCAAGACGATGACGAAGATGTGATGTCTTATTTCCAGAAGATCGCCAACGACGATTAATCAAATCTGCGAAATGATTAAAGGGAGCCAAGGCTCCCTTTTTTATGCCTGTCGTAAACGACTGTCGGCGTACCTATTAACAGATGAATCCTGATTTCGAATCGGTGCTCGAATAATCTGGTTCTGTGTAGTGTTGTTATTAACTGGTGCGTTAACGACGTTAGTGCCAGCAGATTGTTTCTCAGGTAGAGCAGCAGCAGCGTTATCCGCAGACTTCTGATCAACAGTAGAAGCAGAAGTTGGAGCAGGTGCTTCTGGTGTCTTAGATCCACCACCCTCATCCTTGAATGGGTAGAATGGACCAATAGCCACTTCTTTACCGATAACAGGAATCTTAAATTTGATTTCTGGAATACCGATGTTGCTAACTAAAGCAATGAAGCTGTCTTTTAAGCTAGTGGCGAAATCAACGAATGGTTTAACCACATGATCATTAATCCAACCAGCCATGTCACCGATAACTTCTTTGATAGCGTCTTTGTCAAATAGACCAAACGTCAAGAAGTCTACGATACCTGTAAGACCTGCGATAAGTGCCTTACCGATATCACCGCTTTCCATAAACTCATTGAAGCCATCCATGATACCTTCAAACAAGGCACCAACGATTGTACCGATGACGAATACCTTACCTAGAGACTTTAGGATAGTCTTTGGATTGAAGAATGATTTAAGAGCAGACATCAAACCATCACCAAGTAGATTAGTGATCATATCCATTAGACCACCGCCACCTGCTACCTTTTCTGGTTTAACTTTCTCAGCAGCCTTCTTATCATCACGAGTATTTTCTTCGATCTGTTTCAAGACCTCAGACATTTTCTCTTGAGCTTTCACAGCCTCCATTTGAGATTCTTGATTTTGAGTATTCTCAGCTGCGGTTTGTGTTGGTGTTGCCTGTGGGTTCACAGACATAACTGGAGTTGGGCTAAACACGTTAGTCCCTACGTCAGTAGAACCATACGTATCAGTTAGCTTGTTACGTTTCTCTAGTAACTCAGTACCACGTTTACTCTGCCCCATCTGTTCTTCAGATAGACCAGTAGTACGTTTGAATTTCTCAATCTCAGCATCATGGGCTTTGATTTGTTTAGAAGTTTGGTATGCTTTCTCAGCGTTAGCGTCACTAATGTCACCACCAAGAGCACGTTGCTTTTCTTTGAACTTGCTTTTCTCGATAGCCTTGTTAAACACACCGCCTACGTTAACAGCGCCCATAATAGTACGCCCCAACCCACCGCCAAGTCCACCACCGAACTTCTCTTTAAAGCCTTCTTTCTTTTGCTTGAATGCTTCACCCATCTGCTGGAATACGTTTCCTTGGGTGTTCATTAGCTTGGCCATGTCAGCGATATGAGCAGACTCAATGCGCCACTCACGTTCATAGTCTTCTTGTTGCTTGGCTCTACGTTTAGTAGTCTTTAGTTGATCTTCTAGGGTGCTAAGAATACGTTCTTGGAAGTCATCATGCCCAGCACCACCAGAAGTCATCTGTTTAGTCTTCTCGTGCTCTTGAGATAACTCCATCAATTTTTTAATGGACAACATCTCCACCAATGCAAGTTCTTGCACCTGCAGTAGCGTCTTAAATTCACTTGAACTTACATTAACGACGTAGTTGGTATTTTTTGCCATCTTTATCTTTTCTTAGAGTCTATTCTTTGCTTTTCTTCTTCTAGATACTGAATCAACATGTGAACATAAATTTCACGTTCAAACGGAATCATCGTTTCCAAATCTTCCAGAGAATATTTGTGGTACTGCATCAGAGCGAAGTTCATTTTATAGAAATTTACTAAACTCTCATGACACAGGTTTATTAAAAAAAACTTTGCATGCCCTCCAGGGCTGCTGTGTGGTGTTTGCCACAAATTGGGCAATCATACTCAACTACTTTTCTAATCTTAGGCATAGTAGTGAAGAATGTTTGCAGGTTCTTAAACTGATCAGAAGTCAAGTTACCTAGAAACTGTAGGATGTCTTCTTTGCTCTGTTCAGCTGCATAATGAAGGTCATCGCCCTGATAGATGATATCAACACAGTCAGCGATAACTTCGAAAATCGCATCAATGTTCTCTGAGTCTAATTCTTCTAATTTAGCGAGAACTTTCATGGAAGGATATTTCATAACCACACCAACATCATTAAACAATGTGATCTTGTTTGTGTGTCCTTCTGGCTTTTCAACTTCTAGCTTGGAGATATCGATAGAGATCTTTACCTTAGCTTTGTCGTTGTCTTCGCCATGGTCAATGTCGCATGGGAACAGAAGTTCAACCATTTCACCGACAGACTTAGCACGGATCTGAGTAAAGATATACTCGATATCGAAAATCGCTAGACGTTCAACATCAATTTTGTCTAATACACATGACTTGATAACACCCTTCAAGCTGTCGACCATAACGTTTAGGTCTTCAGACTGTTGAGCGATCAACAGAGCCTTTTCTTCTTTCACGAGGAAAGGTCTATACTTAACATTCACTCCAGTGGATGGCACCGTCAGATTGTATGTCGGTGTTGCCATAATTGGTAAAGCCATAATTATTCTCCTTGCATTTTCTTAATCATTTTGTTTAATTCAGCAGTGCTACCTACGAAGATAGCATTGTTGGTCACTTTATCACCGCCTGATTTAGATACACCCTTTGGTGCGTCTAGTTTGGCTTTTTGCTGGTGGATGTCCATCAATTGTTGGTTCACATCAGCTAGTTGTTTCATTAAGTTACCCACTACCTCGAAAGCACGTGGGTGTTCAGATTGTTTGGCTACCTCTAACGCATGAGATAGAGCAGCTTGTCCTGATGTCAATAACTCACGAAGGTTATTTCTTGCTACATCGTAGTCGTTTTCGATCTTGTCGTTAGACTCAGGAATTACTGTGCCGTCTTTCGCAATCACTTCAGTCTTCGACATCGGAGCGATGTCGAAGATTTCTGACAAAGAATCATCAAGTTTCATATTGTTTAGTCGTTTCTAGTGTTTCTAGTTGGTGGGTCACTTGGGTCAAGGACTGGTGCTGCTGCAACTGGAGTTGGGGTTGATAAAACTGGTTTTGGGATTGCTGCTGGCGCAAGTACGCTAGGTGCTGGTGAGATGCTTGGTGATCCTGTTGCTGTCGTCGCTGCTCCGCCATTATTTGCTCCTGCTAGTTTTTCTTGTGTACGACCCATCGCTGCGATACCGAGAACAGCACCCATAGCTACGTGGAATAGACCTGCACCTTGCAGAGTTAGTGGTTGCCATTGAGTAATTGGCTGCTTAAGGATTGTCTGAGCCAGACTCCATAAAACAGGGAACAACATAAAGTCAGCTGTACAAATAGCCATGTACATCCAGCCCATCATAGGACGCCACTTGGAATTCATCCAATCTTCTTTTTTCTGTTCGCTTGCGCTTAGTTTTGTTTCTTCTGCCATGTTGTTCACCTTTAGAATTTTAGTTTTGATGTTATTTTAGATAGTTTTGACTGTAACGCAGGTAGCTTAGTTACAGCATATGCCCCAGCTGTGCCAATCGCAAAGTTCATCAATTTATCACGTAACGCATTCTTAGGTAGACCATCTGGCAATAGATCTGGAGGATTATTAGACGTTTCGAACCACTTGTATGCCATAGTGACAGATAGTTTCATAACGTCTCTAGAAGCATAGTCTAATTGGACGGCACCAACACTCTTTGGATAACATTCATGTAGGTCAACCCAGTATGTCGGTTTCCCTGCGCCATCCTGCACTTCAATCTTAATATCTGTGACGTAGTTATCATAGTAATTGAAAGAACGGGTCTTTGGATCGTAAATATGGTTATGCCAAGCATCGAACAACTCTTTAACCTTCATGTCTTTATCAACATAGAAAGACAGGTTAATATGTTCGTACAATTTCTCGTATGGTGTTTCTCTGAACTCACCAAACGATCTGTTTTGTGCAGTAGAGAAGTTAACACCTGGAAGTTGAACTTGGTCGCAGAACATCAATGCCTTCTTTGTGACATCGCTGTTGAACACCATGGGAACAGTCATTACGACTGCATAACGGTTAGATCTCGCTAATCCGTTAGCCTTTACCGCTGCTGTGAATTCTTTGATAGTTGCCATTATAGTTTTCTAATTTTTCTTCTGGATTCTTCCCAGACTTGCTGCTTGCTGGCACCAACGAATTGTTCGACAGGTAGTAGCATAGCAGTTGCCCAGTCGTTTGCGTCGACTTTTCTGAACTGACTTCTCATCTGTGAGTTCAGATATTGCTTAACACATGGTTGGGCTGCTTTAAATTTAGAAA